CAAGCCAATTGGCAAGTTATACGCCTCACTAAATGACCAGCCGCCCGAATATTTTAAGAAGAAAAATTGTTCATATATGCTCTCCATATATTCATCGGTCAGGCCAAAAAAAGTCCGCATTCAGCGGGACCTCCATGTCCTGCTCGTGGCTGCACTCATCACATTCAAAATGTTGGGTTAGATCGATGTTTGGGGAAGTAAGGCGATATGCCAAACGAAGATGGCGAGAATCGGCTGATGGTATATTATTAACCATATAGTTCGTTGCTTCAGCACTTGAATCGCCGTTGACCGCTAGAATCATACTACTAAGCTGTCTTGTTATCATTCTATCTACTTTCTGTCTCTTGTCGTGTTCTGTCCCCGAGAAAAACACTTTTTCGTCTCTTCCGGTTAGAGTTTTAAAAGTCACAACCGCTTTTGTGCGCGGTAGCTCCACATCAAAAGTACCATTTCCATTATCAGTGACACCAACGGTATCCGAATCTTCGCCATGATATACCTTTGCCGAATTTAAGTCAAAAGAATAGTCTTGTGAGGCCCCACAGGATGGACATCCCACCTTTGTAGTATACTCGCTGCCATACGCCGACACCCTGGTGGCGACAATGATTGCATTTCTATCGCCTACGAGCAAAGAATCTGGATCAATTGCCTTGTTAATAATTAAGCTACCAATAACTCGGTCTATCGCCACCCCTTTCTTAATAAGGGTTTTAGACGTGAGCATATCCTCTTCCTTTGCGGTCATTTGTTTAATTTCAATAGAGGTTTCGCCACAAAGAGGGTGGCCTTCTGGATAATACTGGCCTTCTGATGGTAGTTCTACAAACTCTGTCGGAACTACAAACGAGAACCCTCCTTCTCCCATTGCCGGTGCAGGGGGATTCGCATCTCTTTGTTGAACGCCTCCTAAGCGATCTTGATTTCTAGACAATGTACACCTCTCGTTTAATTATATTGTCATTATGCGTTAAAGAAACTAGTACCACCGCCCGCGGTTGCGACTGACGGATTGGTTGTCTCTACGCGGGCCCAATCGTACATAAGCTCGACTGTGGCTGTGGATAACTCATCGTCACCATAGGATAATTCACCCAAAGCAAAATCCTTAACAAACGCGTTCCAAAGTGTCCATGTTTCGAGCGGCTGGCCGTCAGAATCGATTTGGGTAATAATTACGGTACCCAATGCGCCGGCGGCCTTTGCTTTAGAAATGGTGCCTAAAGAATCAGCATTTGTGGGAGGAGAATAGCCAGACTGCACTAAAATATCAGAAAATGTTGCAGTCATATCCGGACTAACTGGATCTACCATCTCAACACTGACTGTGTTCCAAGTAACGGAGCCAGGATAATAAAAAGTGTGATTAAGATATTGATGCTCTACATTCTCAACTGTAAAGCTCGGCTTTCCAACAGACTTGGCATACCATGCCAGGGCGCCCCCTTGCTCGGCCTGTATTCCTTGAAATTCTATCGTAAATCTAAAATTCCTTTTAGGATCTTTAAGGGTTGCGTCTTCTCCGAAGTTTGTTGACCAAAATGGCATAATTTGAGTTCTCCTGTTTCTAAAAATAAGTAGTGAGGGAAATTATTTTCCCCATGTTTTAATCATCAAATGAGGCACCAGTGGATGCGATAACGAAGTCAATGGCAATGAATTCGATGGCGCGGGCCGGCTTAATCATAATCTTAGCATATAAGATGTTCTGATCGATAAGATCTGGTGTCGTTGTGCTTTCGTCCAGAATTAGACGATAATCGGTGATACCATACCTAGTCTTAATATTCGCCAAGAACGGTTCAATAAGTCCCTTGAAGCGATTCCAAGTTGCCTGCACATTTTGCTCAAAGAGAATTTGTGTAGAAAGAATGGAAATCTGCTTCTTCATGTAGATTACCAATCTGCGGACATTAATGCGATCTAGGGCAGATTGGCGCTCTTGGAGCGTCTTCTGGCCGAAGAGTACAATTCCACTATTGGGGAACGAGGCAATCGGGTTAATCCGTGATTCATAAAGTGTATCGCGATCTTTCGATGTCAACCTCTGCGTAACTCCTGTGATCGCAATTCCAGCAGCGCCGTCGGTAAGACCTCCGCGATTGAAGCCTGCCGGAGCAAACCAAACGTCGGTTTTGGCCTCTGAACTAGCCAGAACGCCAAGCATAGCAACAGTTGGCGGGATCCAAATAAGTTGGCCAGTCCCTTCGTCGCGGGCCTGGACCCAAGGATAGAATGTTGCACCATAAGAGGAATCAATTCTTCTATCCCTAAGTTCTCTTGCCGCCTGTGTTGCGTCAGTGCCAATTCGGCTTGTTGCAGATGAATAATATTGCTCATGAGCCGGAATATAGACATTTGGCAGGTCGATAAGAGCCATGGCGTCTGCGCGCTCCTCGCAAACATCAATCATGTGCCCCGTTAGGGAATCCAGCGTTAAGCCTGGAACAGTAAGGAGGTTCATATTGAGAGCCTCGGGGTCAGAAACAGAATCAATTGCCCTGCGATACGTATGGTAAGCATAGCTATTATCTTCTGTAGAAGTGCTGCTCATTCCATTATTGTAGAGCGGATCGGGCACTGTAATATCGAACCCATCGAAGCCGCCCCAGAAAGGCGCCGTAAAGCGGTTATAGCCTGCATCTAGCAAGTCAGTATAAGACGAAGTCGTAACTGATTCGCCTATGGCTCGTGAGCCAGAGCGATACGCATAGCCTCCACCACTGGTTCCGTCCTTCGCGACGTCATCTAAACTGAAGATGTATGACCACGCAGCAACCTGTTGAGTAAGGTAAGCGCTCGTTGGATCATCGGAATATCCTGAATACCACAGTCTGCCAAAATCTCCAACACTGGCATCTGGGCGTGTCGAACCTTGGGCTCTTGTAGATGTAAATCCAAAATAGGCGTTTGTCGGGTCTTTCAAGCCACCATCCGATGCGGAAATTCGCAAACTAGCCGATGGCCAGATCATCGCACCGGTAAGTGCGTTGGCTACGTATAGAGTGGTTTCCGCCGTCGCGACCGCGCCGGCCACGGCGCCGGATAGGAAGACGTCAGTATTAAAGGTGGGTGTCGCGCCATTGTTCCACACACCAACAACCTTATTTCGGCCCGAAATACACCATCCGGTGTTCAGTGGCGCGCCGACATAGCCGCCGGCGCTGCCGGAGACTCCATCGTCGAGATTAGTGAGCCCGGAGCCGGTTACTGTCACCTGTGCCGGGCGTGGTGGACCATAGTAACCAAATGGAAGGTATTTTGGCGAGGATGCGCCGGCTTTAACAGCATCGGCCATTTCAACATATACAAATTTTGAATTATTGGGATATGTTTCATACGTATCTAGCGCTTTAGTGGTCGTGTTCCAGTTTGTATATTTGTCTCCAATTTTGCGCGCAATGTAATTTGGCGATTTTGGATCTAAGCTAAGATTGTCGAAGCGCTCTAGAACTTCAATTTTGTTGTCTGTGTCAAGAATACTTCTTAGAACAACCGAGAAGGTGCCATACTCCGTCGTAGTTGTAGTGGCTTGGCGGATCTTCTCAATTGAAACTTTGACATTCTTATGTAACCACTCTCCGTGGCCGCGGCCCTTGAGGCGGAAAAGCTTTTGCATGTTTCCAGGCTCGTAATCGCCAGCAGCGTTTAAATCTTGTGAAATAAACCAGCCGGCCACTGCTTCACGGGAAGCCTGCGACTTCATGTTGCTCGGATCATAGCTGCTGTCTGGGCCCGAAGAGCCTGATTGTGCAATCCCAAGAATTACACCAACTTTTGCTGTCCCATCAGAATGCAAGGCTCCCTCGCGGCGGAGGGCCTGCTCGAAGGTTTCACCAAGCCAATAATCTTGCTTTGTAGATGCCGGATAAAAACTAGATGCGTTTGTATTTGCCACTTGAGGATTGGTGTTGAATTTCTTGCGTATAAACGTCTCTTTTGTATCATCAAAGCCAAACTTAATTTTTTCTGCTATTTGAGAACCTGAAACATACACAGTAAACAAGCCATCTGAGTCAGTGGCAACAACGTTGCCCACTCCGCGGGAATCGAGCGCATCGCCGCCAAGCCCGGGATGAAGGTTTCCACTTAATTGTAGAATTCCGTCATTAAGATACCAAACGGCAGCTAGCGAGCCTGTTCCAAGGTTCGAACTTGAGCCCGAAGGCCACACCCACAGGCCGTAAGCACCACCATTAGTGGCTGCACTCGTTGTAATGCGATTGGCGGTCTTCCAGCCTGCTGCAGCATCTCCGCCGGCAGTTGAGCCGGCAGTGGTTTGCTGACCTAAGAGGCGAATGTAAGTTAGAGGGGCAACTTTTGAGTTCAGGAAGGCTTTTGCGGCATATGTGCCGTACATGGGCGATTGATAATTTCCATTGCGAGAAATATCGCCGCCTCCATTTCCTGCTACCGTATCTCCAAACATTGTTACAAAATCGGAGTAGGAATCGACCGCAACTGGTGTCATCGCTAGGCCGCGTCTGGAGCGCCCAATGACGACTGGGCCGATGTTTTCGACCCTCTTCGGGATAAAGGAATTATCAATTTCA